TTCCACCGGCTGGCGCGCTTCGCCTTCTTTGGTATCCGGGGCGGCAACATCAAAATGGAACGCCATCCGGGTCATCGTCAAAGGCCGGGGCGGCATGACGTGGTGTGTCGCGCTGCTCTCCGCCGTTGCGGCGATCCCATTCAACCTCATTCACGCGGACATCGAATTGAGGCTTGCCCTCGTACGATCCGATAGTCAGCTCGCCATGAACGGTGGCCTTGACGCCCTTTAGCAAATATTGCTGGATCGACGCGCCGCGCTTGCCCCAGACGTTGCAGCGATACCAATTGGTCGTCGCCTTATCGCCGTAGCCCTGTTTGACGCCAACATTGAAGGCGAGGACCTGATCGCCTCCCTGTGTAGAGCGCAGAACAGAATCGCTGCCCAAATTGCCTGTGATGAAGATGATCTGCACAGTTATCCTGCCCTCAAGAGATTGACGAGATTGTCGGCTTCGTCATTGGCCGGCTGGGGATCATAAATGGCGCGCAGGGCGGAAACCTTGTCCGCTACTTCCTTGAGGAACACGGCAACCGCATCTTCCAGATCCGCAATCGCCGCCTCGTCGCGATGCACGCGTGTTACGAACAGCCGCATGCGCTCAGGCAGGCGCGGATCGTACGACACGAAATCGCACCACTTCCGATCCGTACACGCCATCTGCCAGAGCATTTGCGTCCGGTACTTCTCAGGCACGGCGCCAGAGAGCAGCGTCTCGATATGCGTGGCCGTGTTCGGGCATTTGATCTCGACCAGCCCGTCCTCGTCGACCAGCCCGTCCGGAGACGCGCCAGACATGGCAATCGTGGGGTGGTCGACGAACGCCACCTGAATGACGTCAGCGTCTTCCCGGAAGCTGTAGGCCGCCCTGGCGTCAGCCTCGAAGTCGCAGCCCCATTGCATGGCCGCATTCGAGAAGCCGCGTTCCGCAACGCCAGTCAGGCGCTCACTGACAAGCTGGGCCATATAATTTACCCGTGACGCGGCAGGACCGCTCTTGGTCTTGGCGATGATGTCGGCGATCTTTGAGGCGGTGGCTTTCCCACACCGGACCGCGAACCAATCATCCGACCGCTGTTCGATATCGTCGGTCATGCCGCCGCCTTCTGGCGCTTCGCCTCAAGAGCTGCGACGGCTTGCTGATAACGCGCAGCCGGGGTCGCGGAGAGCGTCTTGACCTTGAGATAAGCACAGAACTTCGGAACGTCGGCGCCAACCTCTTCAGCAAGCGCCTGGAGGGTCATAACCTGATCCTCGGACACGAATGCTTGTGCAGCCACGTCGTGCGTCGTGGAATCAGCGTCGTTGTCGCCTTCTGTCGGAATGCAGAAGGCCTGCATCGCCGCATATTTGTAGGCCGCCGACATGGCTTTATTCGTCGCCTTGTCGGCGCTGTCCATTGCCTCGCCGAAGGTGCGGATGGTATGCTTCGAGCCGTCAATGGCCGAGACGAAATCGAATTCGACATCAACCGTAACGTAGAACAAAGCGCCGCCCTTGGCCGTCTGGCGCTCGACGACATCGCGGCTTAGGACGCGAGGAAGAATGCAAAGGTTGTGCTTCGCGAGGGCCGGCGACAGCGCATTGTATACGTCGTCGATGCCACGGAAGTTGTAGCCCTGCTGCTGGTTGCGGCGCCCCTTGCTGATGCCTTCCTGAGCCATGGCAGAGGTGACAGCCGCAATGGCCGCGTACACTTTCGGGGTGTCGCTCATTGCCCAATATCCTTGCGCGAGCCATCCGTGTCTGACTGGCGCTGGTTGTGCCGCTCTTTAGAAGAGCCCACGGCGGCGGGATTGGTGGAGGGATTGAAGCAGGTTGTGTGGCCGACTTCGCAGCGCTCAGCACCGTTCAGGAAACGAGCGTTATCTGGCATCCGGTCGCGACATGCCGGGTCAACAGTGCTGCCGTACCACAAGGAATAGCAACTCTTGGGCGGCGATCCATCCAGCCTCTCAAAGTCGAACCGGCGCCCTGCCATTCCCCGCATCGGCGTGCGGGGGGATGGATCTGGCGCCCCAAGGTTTACCGTGTTTCGAGGATCGATAGAGTATGTCGCGCCATTGATTATAAGCAGGTTAGGCAGCTTGCCCGCGGCGTACTGTCGAGCAGTATTCTCTCGAATGGCGCAGCAATAGCAGATGCCCAATTCATCGCGTATGCTCGATTCAACGCCGGCCAGATACTTGGCGTCAGGGTTATTGGGTTCGTTACAACGCGGGCAACGCGGCCATGTTGCGCACGGCGGATTTTCCGTGCGAGCATAGGCATGCTCCATGTTTTTGGTGCCGCATCCAGGGCAAATCACAGCCAATTCTCCCAAACAGCAATGACCACCATCAGCAGGGCCATTGCGAGACCAGAGAGTATGTTGGCGGTGAAGTTCAGGCGGCGGGGTGCCCAAGCATACGCGTCCAAATCACGCAAAGCCTGAGCATGGCGGACATTGGCGTCCTGCCAATCGTATCTGGGGCGGGTCATGCTCTTTCCTCCCGCCGCGCATCACGCTTTGCGTTCGGGTTGTGGACGTCGCAGACAAATTTGCTGCCGACGCATTTCGGGCAGTCGCGGGTCCATCCATCGCCGCGCAGTGACGCAGCCGCATGGTCGGCTAGGATCTTATTCCAGAAGTCGGCGCTCATGCCGAAGTCCCCGTGAGAGGCTCGCCGCAGAACGGACAAAAGGTGGCGAACACGCCAACTGCCTTCTTCTGGCCTCGGCCGCTCTTGATCTGGTCCGTTACGATCATCGGGCGCGGCGTTTGGTCGGCGCCAAGCATGATCGGCAGCATGATCCGGGTATTGTGAGCGGCCAACTTTTCGTCGAACACCGCGATGCAGTTGCAGTCACCCATTGCTCATCTCCCGCCGCGCCTGATACGCGGCCCTGTTGGCGTCCTTCCGAGCGAAATATTCCGCGCTCCTTGCTTCCCGGATCGCGTTCCAGTGGGCTGCCGTTTCTGTGAGCCACGCCGTATGGCGGGCTACCCAATGGCGCCGAAGCCATGCTTCCCGAGGACTTGTCGGGAACAGCAGGTTCTTATTGGGCTGACGGAAGTGGCTCATGCGTCACCTCGCGCCTTGTCGATCGCGGAGCGGGCTTTGGCCAACGCCGCACCAACGTCGGAGTCGGCCTCCTGCTCTTTCGGCGACAGGTGGCCCACGAAATCATCTATGATGTCTTCGCAGAGGATCAGCGCCTCAAGCAGCACCTGACCGGCTGCGGCTGCGACAACAAAGTCCTCGCCAGCCTGATTGCTATTCTCGGCCGCCTCAATGGCGCGCTTGAGCGTCACAATTGCCCGCTCAGCAGCGGCTTCGCTGACTAGGTGGCTCACGACACAAACCCCCGCACATCAGGCATCACCCGCCCATGTGCGTTCCAGTATTCCCCGAAGGCGTGTGCCCGCTCCTCGCTGACGTGCAGGCTCTCCATGCCTTCAGCAAAGGTCCAGTCATTGCCCTCGCCATAGCGACGGACGGACCAATCCAGACCCCGCCGTGCCGACCAATCGGGCTGCGGCTGGTAGGTTACTCTATAGGAGCGCTGCGCTACCTGGGCGGGGGTAGCTGGCTTGAGGGCAAGTTGGTGGAGCATTATGCTGCCTCGGTCAGCGCACACATGCGCAGGATCAGTTCGCCAGCCGACGTCTGAAGGGCGTCCCGGGTCGGTTTAAGGGCGTCCCATGCGGCGTCCCCTGCGGCGTCCCATGCGGCGGCCCATGCGGCGTCCCCTGCGGCGTCCCATGCGGCGGCCCATGCGGCGGCCCATGCGGCGTCCCGTGCGGCGGCCCGTGCGGCGTCCCGTGCGGCGGCCCATGCGGCGGCCCCTGCGGCGGCCCGTGCGGCGTCCCGTGCGGCGGCCCGTGCGGCGGCCCCTGCGGCGGCCCCTGCGGCGTCCCATGCGGCGGCCCGTGCGGCGGCCCCTGCGGCGGCCGCGTCTTTCCGCACCGCTTCCAGTGGAGCGCGGAGCGACGGATATTGCGCCATGTCCGTGATCTCGGGCAGTCCGGTGATAAGATCGGCTTGGCTGTCCAGCTTGGCGAGACGGAGCCATGCAGGCGTGTGGACCCGGATCAACCAGTCTGCGGCCATGAGAGAACGGCGGCGCTCCAGATCCTTCGAACCGCGCGTGCCGATCGTCTTTGCGATCAAGGCGGGTGTGATCAGCGCATTGCGCTCGTCATCGGGAAGGCTGTCGTTCCAGTTGCGCAGGAATGCGCCTATGACCGGACAGACGCACTGGGGATGGTCCGACCATTTCTCGCCAGCAATGTAACTCGCGGCTTCCATGGCGCACATGCCATCAGCAATGCTCTGGTGGTTGCCCTTGCCCAGGCCACGCTTTGCGACCTCCGTGAGCCTCGTTTCGTCGATCTGGATTTTTGCGGCAGTCGCCATCGTAGAACCCTCCGCCGTGATTGGCTTGGGTTCTGTTTACAACTGGGTTGTAGCTAGGTCAACAACTTTTTTGTAGCGCGTCAAAATCCAACGAGGCTGATGCTATCTGGTGTGACCGCGCTGAGGTAGAGAAACCCAAATTTGCTAGGCGGGAGGGCTGGGATATCGATGGTCCTTAACGACCAAGTTCCCCGCGCCAGATTGTCAAAATCCAGATCTCGTTCGCCCTCTGGGTGATACCCGCTTTTCCCGTCAGACGTGCCCCAGCTAACATGCGCTTTAAGCTTCATGATATATGCAGAAGTAGGATTCCCGATCTTGAGCTTTATGCGGGTCCCGTTGGCATACGGAGAAAGGCCGGCGATCGCGAATGTGACCACGC